GCAAGATCCGTAACTAACCTCTGCACTCTCTTTATCAAACGATACCCTTGCTGCGTTTACTACTGTTAGGTCGTCACCCATGTGACTTATGTATTCAGCTTTCATCTCTACTCTCCAGTGCAGCTATTGTACCTGATTTCTTACGTGCCTTAAGCTTCTGTATATTATAACATGCCACTTCCTCTAATGTCAAGTTATATTCTCTTGCACATGCGGCTAAGTTCCATAACACATCACCAAGTTCATTACGGATCTTGTCCTTATCAACACTTACACCCTTACGCATAGCCTTTGCAAGTACACCTAGCACTTCACCCGCTTCCTCCCCTAATGCAAGGAATGGATACATACGATCTGGGTACATAGCAAATGTCTTAGCTTCATCCTGATATTCATTTAGTTCCATTAGTACCTCTACAATCCCATGTTTCTACTGAAGCACTAGGACTAATACCTAGCTTGACTCGATCCTTAAGCTTAGCTGGAGTCTTACCAAAGATCAGATCATAATTATCACGAAACTTACTATTGTTCTTCTTACTCACTAGAGAGTCTCCTGTTATGTCGTTTTTAGTGGTCATCGCTTATACCTCTTCCCAAATGGTCCCACGTTGGTACATCTGTATTGCAGTATTTAGGTCACAATCATAAGCATCCATGATTATCTTAAAGTGCTTCATGAATAACATTAGCACTCTCCCATACACCTTTAAAGAAATCATTATAAACACCGTCAGCGGCTTTGGCACCCATTATAGTAGCCGTTACTTCACCTTCAATATCATAACGCACTAACACAGGAACACCACGAAAACCTAACTTAATGACTTCCTCACGGTTAGCTGGTACATTAACATTAGCTTCTTCATATTTGAAACTACTGATACCTAGGCCTTCTAAGCGACCCTTAAGTGTGACACAGGCTGGGCAGTTGGAACCTGTATAAAGCTTAACTGTAGTCATTTTGATATTCTCCTGTACGAATCATTTGTGTTACTTCAACTGCTCGACTACCTACTTGTGATGCCCAACGGCTATCTAAGAACTCGTCTGCTGCTAACTCGTAGTCACCATCCTTAAGTGCTGCTAAGGCCTTCTTAAACTTAAGCAGCCGAGGTAGACCTAAGTTAAAACAAATATCAACCAAAGCATCATGCTGTGTGTGGCTTAACTGTTCTGTCCAAGGTAGAGTATCATACAGTTCATCCTCTACTCTGTCAACATCATTCATAAGTAAGAAGTCAATCTCACGAGCACTTAACCCTATACCACCTTTAGGATCTATGTTACGACCTACGCCAATTGTGATCTTATTGGCTGTACACTCATAAGCATGTGTCTCAACACCCTCATGTGCCTTTAGCATTTCAATTAAATACATTAGTAGTTACCTTCTTGTTCTTTCGTTAAACCTTCAATCTCAATTAGTAGATCAATCGTATGCTTAGCTTTGATTAAGTCCTGTAGTGGTGTACCTTTATCCTTATAACGTGTGACGTACTTGATGGCTGTGTGTTGGCAAGCATTAAGCCCATTAGCCATTGAGTACTCCATTGGTTGTATATCGTAGCCTTTGTAATGCTCACCACCAACCTGTATTCCTAGTGCATTAGTCATTGGTTTCCTCAAATAGGTCCATGTTCTTCATTAATTGATCTTCAAAGCGATCCAGTATCTGCTCACTGGTAATCCCTAAGATCTCCAGTAACATATCAGGATCAAACTCCCTTAGGATATTTTCTTTTAACTCTTCAAAGGTGCTAGACATTTCAAATGCTCCAGTAGCTTATCTACAGTACGTAAGGTGAAGTGTGGTATCTTCTCTTTGTCACACCACTGCCCTAAAGTCATCTTAGAGCCCTTACGTAGCTTCTTGTTTGAATCTGAGAATAGGAAGATCAAAGGTCGATCAATCTCGTCTCGTATTGCTTTGTACTTCTGTGTATCTCCAACCCTAAAGAAACCTTTACATTCAATCATAGCTCCTGTACGTTCACATATGAAGTCAGGTATGTACTTCTTATTGATAATGTAAGGTATCCGATAAGGTTCATATAAGAACTTCTCATTAGATACCGCATCACTAAAAGCACTCTCTAGTCCTGACCTAAACTTAGGTCCCGCTGATATCTTCATCAGTTTCCTCCATATCTTTCTTTGTAACATTAAATACCTCGTCAATAGTTAAACGTCTGAAGTCGTCCCAGTTACGCCTCATGTACACCAGATTAAAACAGGTTTCCATATCGTACTCCCAGTCTTCAGTGTCTGTGGCTTCTTTTTGCCATGCTTCAGTAACTATAGCCAGCATAGCATCGCTTGTGTGTGCTTCAGCAAGTAGCTTAGCGGCTGTCTTAGGTCCTACACCTTTGATACCTTTGATGTTGTCTGTGGAGTCTCCTGTAAGCATCTGTGTGCATAACTTAAGCCATCCCATGTCATCATCGATGTAGTACACTGGTGTCTTCTTACCGAAGTTATAATGCCACCCAGTAACCATATCAATGTCTTTATCAATATGAGCAATAACAAAAGAATCTTTATCCTCTTCAGCATCTGCCCATATGGATACCACATCATCAGCCTCACAATTGTCTGACTTGAAATGGCCTAGCTTGTAAGCATAAGCATCTAGCGCCTTACGCCTCGCTAGGAGGGCTTCATCGGCTGTCTTAGCACTTCGGTGTCCTTTGTAGTCTTCCTCAATATCATATCTAAAGTTACCCTCACCTCTTAAGGCTACGAATACTTCATCACTGTTGGTGTCCCATTGGATATCTTCAATAGCTTTGTCATAAGTCTTCTTAGCTTCTTTAACTGATCGTGACTTATAAGCTATCTTGTATATAATAGAATCAGCATCTATGAAACATTTCTTAAACTTCATTAGTTCTCCTTCTTTAGTGAGTCTCAGCCCAACTGTCGCCTACATGATAATCACCAGCCAAGGGACACTTAAGTTTGAAGTGTACACCAGCAGCCTCAATACATGTGGTAGCTAAGTAACCAAACTTGTGTGCCTGATCCTCTCTAACTTCCACTTGAAACTCGTCATGTATGTTACCTACAAACTTATAGTCTATACCCCATAGTATAGCATATTCATCAAGAATACACAAGGCTTTCTTCATAACTAAAGCACCTGCACTCTGGAGTAATGAGTTCAAAGCTGCATGTTCACTTCGTATGAATATCTTACGTCCATCAAGCCCCTTAATGTAGCCTCTGCCTGCCGCTACTGATACGTTCTCCTTAAGAACAGCTAAGGCTGGTGTACCCTCTAGGAACTTAGCTTTGAGCTCTTTGCCTTTCTTACGTCCTCCTCCCGCTATAGAGCCTATCTTCTCGTCACCTGCCCCGTACAAATAAGCGTATATGAAAGTTTTTGCTAAATTACGATTTGCTAATCCAGCAGCCCTCATGTTAGCTGTATGAATATCACCCTCTAATATCTCTCTGGTATAGTTAGGGTCATTCATGTAATGAGCAAGCATTCTCAATTCTAGCCCTGAAGCATCTATACCTACTAGTTTATACTTTGGTGGTACTATCCAACAACCACGACACTCAGGACCATACAAGCTACTAGAGGACGGCACCTGAGCGCAATTAGGCTTACTGTGCGTCATTCGTCCAGTTACTGCACCGTTGGTATTAACGTAGCCATGTACCCTCTGTGTGTCCTCGTCTACAGCCTCAAGCCAACTACTGACCTGTGCTATACGTTTCTGTACTAACAGGTAGGAGGCTATCAAGGCAGCTTCAGGAATACCCTTGACATTCTTAAGTATATCCTCAGACACTATAGGCTGTCCAGTTTCCGTGAAGGTCTTAGGTTTCCACCCGAAGTGCTTTAGGTAGCGACCTATCTGCTGTCGTGAGCCTAGGTTAAACACTGGCCAATCAAGTCTGCTGAAGGGGCCGCCTACCGTTGTCCAGTGTTCACCTAGAAACTTCAAACCTACTATGCTTATGGTGCCATCTTTTTTAACCTTTGGTTCAATTTGTTTGATAAAAGTCGGTAACGGTATAAATACTCGCTGTACTTCGTCCTCGAGATCATATGCTTTTTCCTTTAGTTCTGCTATTAAGTCTCTGGCCTTAGGTTGATCTAAGAGCCACCCATTCCTTATTTGTTTTTGTATGATACTTTGGACATCGTGTTCCAATAGGATGCTTTCGCTTCCAAAAGTATCAAGCTCGTGTAACAATCGTTGGTACACCTGTTCATTAACGCAAACGTCTTGCTTACAATACTCCACCATCTCAGGCGTAAGTTTAGACCAATCACTGTAATCACCTTTCGGATACCCAAGTTGTCCTCCCCAATATTCTAGTGAATGTGCTTCCCTCTGTGGATTAGCTAACCTAGACATGACTAGAGTGTCTGTAATCTTACAAGCACTAAAGTCAGTACCTAGGAGCCTCTCACACGCTGGGATATCATAGCCCATAATGTTATGACCGATCACCTCCTCTGCTTTGCTAATGTATTCGTTGAAGTCTTTAAATGGACTCTTAAAGACTCTAACGTCGCCAGTGTCTGAGATATCCTTAGTCACTATAACCCACACCTTGGTAGGCTTAAGGCCGTCAGTTTCAATATCGAATATCAATTTCATCTTAAGTTACCTATAAAATATATGTTCTCCTATCTGCACCACTGCTGTCATGTGGTCTGCCCAATAGGGGTGGACGTAAGCCGCATGGTAATGCGTAGCGCCTTCAGTAATATCAATCTTAATATCTGTAAGTATATACTGAGCAAGCACTGTGGCCTCCAGCATAGCCTTACCATCCTGAGGGTGGTCAGAGTGACCATCACAGAACCATGAGTACTGACACTGATTACGTATTGGGTTTTCTTGATCCCATCCATGATACTTAGCTTGGTGTACAACATCACACACGTTGTCAGGGTACCTCTTATCCCTCACACGGTTAATAACGCTTAGCCCTACGGCATACTGCCCTGCTAGGGGCTCTCCCCGTGCCTCGTGGTAGAGGTTGAGAGCCATACACATCACAGCTGCAGTGATCATTAGAAATCCTCCAGATCATTAGCTTTCTTAATTTCAGGTGCCTGTGTAGCTACCAAACGACTTGTATTGTTTTCATAGTACAGCCAGCCAGCTACACCTGTGCGTCCTGTGCGTCTACACTTAACTAGTTGCACCTGAGTACAGTTACGTGCATATTCGTCCTCTGTCATCTTATCACGACTCAATAGGATAGTGTTGAAGGCTATCTGGTTGATTGAACCACTGCCTTTCAAATCATACTCACCTACGTCATGTGCATTCTTAGCGTTGGGTTTACGCATATGACTAACAATGATAATACTAACACCAGTATTCTTAGCTAGCTTTAAGCATTTATCCATAAACTCGTCTATGACTCCGTTGTCATTACTAGTCACAGCTGCCTGTAAAGGATCTAAGATAATTATATCACAATCCATACCTTTAACCAAGTACTGCATCTTAGCAAATAGCTCGTCAGCCTCTAAAGCGCCTTGGTGATCTAGGATATGTAGTTTATCACTATTGGCTAACTCGTTATACTTCTCATGGTACAGGTTGTAATCTCTATCCTCAGTCTTAATATCACTTATGTTAGTGCCCATATACACTGACAATAACTTCTCTACTGTCTCGCCTACATCAGCCTCTAAGAACACACAGCCTATCTTCTTGGCACTTTCGGAATACATACCGTGAACTAGGTTGTATACCATGGTACTCTTACCAATGCTAGTTAAAGCACCAATCACTGTTACTTCACCTGCTGCTATCCCGCCATTCATCATGGCATTAAGGCTTCCAAAGCTAGCTGGTAGTGGCGTTACTTCTTCTGTGCCACGTTTTAGGAACTTATCCCATACATTATCATCACCAAAGCTGACCACACCTTCAGGTTTAAAGGCCTTAGCATCCCACCAGTACTTGGTGAACTCTCGTACCTTGTTAGCTTTAAGCATGTCCCCTGCGTCCTTTAGAGGCAATGTGCATACCTTAGCCTTGCGTGGACTAAAGAGCGGTAAGACAGCCTCTGCGGCCTTCTGACCTGCTTCGTCATTATCAAAGCATATAATAATGTTATCAAAGGTCTCTAAGTACTCTAAAGAGCTCTTAACGTCTTTAGCTGCACTAGATGCTCCTGACCTAATAGATACCGCAGGCCATTTACCATCAAACATCTCGTTAACTGCCATGGCGTCCAGCTCACCTTCAGTTAGCGTTATGTATTTACCTCCCTCCCTAAATGCTTGTTGACCAAAGAGACCTGCATTGCTTAAGTCTCCAGTACTATAGAATTGTTTATCCTTAACACCTCTTACCTTAGTGCCTACGACCTGTTTACCGTCAGGGCTATGGTATGGGTAATGGTGCCTGTTAATGATACCTGAGGCGTCATGCTCAACTGTTACTCCGTAGCGTTTACATACGTCTAGTGATATACGTCTATCCTGTAACGCTGATAATGTACCTGTCATTTCTAATGGCCTCTGCTTTAGTGTTCTTGTGGTGGGTATGCTATTGTCACCGTGTATATAATGGGCACACTTAAAACATACCGCGTGATTATCTGAGTACCTTGCTAAGGCATCGCTAGAGCCACAGCTAGGGCACGGCTCATGTTTAACAAAGGTACTCTCGACTTGGTTACCATATTTACTCATGCCTGCTGTAAGCTCCTGTGGTGCGTTCTAAGGACACTCAGGCCCTTAGGTATACTAGTGGGTACCTAAGGCCTTTAGAGGCCTTAGGCGGCTTGTGTGGGCCTTAGAACTCTTCATCGTCCTGCGAGGCCATCTCTAGCACTCGAATCTTGTCTAGGTATGGGCAGAGACCATGGACAGGGTGCGGTTGTCTCACTGAGTACTGTACACGAACCAAAGAGCCTCGAGGTACTCGCATGGTGATAGGCTCACCATCTAGGTCGACTAATCCTACCTCATAACGCGAAGAAAACTTTCGCTGTTTAGTGCCTTCATACTCTCGGAGTTTGACGCCTTGCTCTTCCAGCTTAGCTGCTTCTGTATCGTCTAGAGTCAATACAATTGAGTATTTACCTGTTGACTGACCTTGATACATCTCATGGGCATCCAAATTAGAGAATGCTACTTTACCTGTAATTACTGACATAATGCTACCTTTACTTTAGATTATCTATTATGACCCACAAATAGGTCCCTTCACTACTTAGGTGTCTTAAGTACTTAAGACACTTTACTATTATACTTTAAGTTAATAACCAAAGCAACTACTTAAGACTCTTTAGTGTACTTAAGACTCTTTAGTTTATTCTTTAATTATATCTTAAAGTATATTCTTTGCTTCCTTAGGTATATTATACAAGACTACCAAAGTGTGTCAAGCTTTAATTTAGCATATCGTATTTATAATCCTCTACGCCGCTTTTAAGTTTCTTGTGTAGCCAGTAGGGTACCTTTTCGTACTCTCTGTGGCCCTGTTCGTCCTCCTCATAATAGTAAGCATAAAAGTCACCTATGATCACCTCACCTGTGCTATCGAGGTCGTAGGATACCTCTATGTTAAGCTTAATCTCTTCGGTAGCTCCTAAATCTACCTCTGTGTCATATGTTAATTCTTGAGCCATGGGCTATCCCCTATTGTTTCGTTTATGTCTAGATCATCCGCATCTATAACTACATTATGCGCTGCTTCGTTGCTTATTGTCAAGCACTTCCCACATAAATCTAGAAATAAATCAGTCTCTTTTTCTTTACGACTTAATTCGTAGTCATTTAAGATTACATTACACGCTTTACATCTCATTTGTCAATCCTTTTGTTTAGTTTTATTTATAAAATCACCGACTGTTTTGAGTGTCGTCAGTGCTATTGTGTACCCTATCACAGCTAACCCGATAAAACAACCAATTAAACAAGCCACGGCCACTAGGGCCATTAAAGTATTCATAAAGAAAACAAGCTCCATTCTTCGTATGTATAGTAGTCTAGAGGGTAACCATAGGCTTGACCACGAGACACAATCGGCGTGTAGGTGTGTAGAAGGTCACCTAACACCTCTTCGTTACCTGCTAGTATCTTACCCTTAGTTACCAAAGAGCCTAACAGAGGAGCTAATAGGCGCCTTGTGGTACCTGTTGCCCTTGCTATGTCTGCCAAGGTAATGTAGGGCTCACTATAGTTTAAATCTAACATTACATTATATAATGCTTTTTCAGCGTTTGTATACATATGTTTCATTTTATTTCACCTTTGTAATTGAATATCATCGTTATCTTATCCTCTGGTCTTGTTATTAAACTGTTTACCTAGGTCCATAGCGTACCCTAGCAGGTCTTCTTGTACGCCCATGTTTTCGGCTGCGTACTCAATCGTTAAATAGTCATTGAAGAAGTCTAGGTATAACTCTTCAAGCACTAATATACTGGTTGTGTCTCGCTTTAGCAAGTGGTTCATGCATAGGGCTGCTAACTCTCTATTATTCATTTGGTAAGCCTCCATGTAAAGTCCAACATAAGTAAGGTACTAACCACGAGTAATGCTATGCTAAAAGTATTCATTCGGTAGCCTCTTGTGTGCTTATGTCACCTATGATATAGATATAATCGCTTAAGGATACATTAGCAGGGCTATGCTCTTTAGGCCTTGACTGGCAGACATTACACAATACTATGCACCTATTCTCTTTGTCTTTAAACTTAGCAAAGTAATCTAAGGCCTCCTGATATGTGGGTAACGTATGCCAGCCCGTGGTGTATGTGGTCTTTTGTGTGCCGTCTTTAGCGCCGTGACGCACCTGTGCTTTCACCCACTGGTCAGTTGGTATGCTTCTGGACCCATTGTTACCATGGAACAGGGTTTTATAGTGCCGTGGGCTATCTGAGGTGCCCATGATCTTATATGCTATGGTTTGGTCTTGAGTATCCATACTACGCTACCGCCTTAAGTGTGATTAGGTTTGATTTAAAACGTTTTGAGCGGCTGCCATGAACAGTAATAGCTACATTCTGCTTAGTACCATCACATAAGCCACAATCGGCACACTGTAGGCCCTGAGCATCCGCTAAACATTCCAGTTCATTAGTAGCTAGTGTATCACCCACTAGTGCTACCCTAAACGTTTTGGCTCCCATAGCTTGGTACTTGAGTGCTTGACGAGGTGTATCAGCTGACACCATGCATAGTTTTAGATATCTAGAATCAAAGTGCTTATGCGTTACTTGGTGTGTGTAGCCAGTGTGGCCTTTAGCTAGTTTAGTTACAGACTCTAGTGCTTGGAATGGCACTGCAGCGGGATCACCATATGCGCCTAGGCGTAGCATACGGCCTTTAAGCTTAGCTGGTAAGCCACTTAAGTCGCTAGAGTATCGTCCACGCTTAAAAGCCTTGTATACTGCTAGAGGGGCTTGACCTATATTAACATAGCAGGCACCGCCTACACTCTGCCTATGCGGGCATGAGCCACAGATACTAGTGTCTAGCTTAGCTTGGCTTATGGCTACGGGGTTGTCGTCGGTGCGAATGATCCACACCTGAGCCATATTACCAGTCTTGCGGTTACTGGTCTTAAGCGTCAAGATGGCCGCGATAGGTGCGCCGTCAAGTACTGAGGGGCCTTGATATAATGTGTAGCCTAATGTTGTCATGGGTTGCTCCGTTGTCTTATGTGTGCTTAAGTGCGGCCCTAGTGTACTAAGGCCTTATGATAAATCAATAATCTTCGTTAACTAAATACTGAGTAGCATTATGTTTAGTGACAAATCCACGCTTTAAGGCCTCTGCTAATAGCTCCTCCGCATCCAGCTCGAAGTTAAAGGAAGGGGCATAGGCATGCCATAGTTGTTCTTTAGTTAATAGTGTCATGGGTTGCTCCGTGGCCCCCTTGTGAGGGCCTTAGTTAGTTAGTGGTTATCGGTTGATATTGATTAGGGATTGAGCAACCTCATATGTATGCTCTAGGCCATAAGCACGTAGTACCAATTGCATATTAAATGCATCATTGTTGTCTAGTGAGTAGATAAAGGCTGCATCGTCAGCTAGTTGAGTTGTGATGCTTAGTAATCGTGTGATTGAAGTAGTCATATTAGTATTCCCTAAATTAGGCCCTGTGGCCTGTGTTTGCGTTGTTGTTGGGTTAAGTATACAGCACATAGCTAAAGTGTCAAGCGTTATCTTTAGACCACTAAGTTATATGCATATGCAAACATAAGTATTGACAACTGACACGAAGGTGTGCTATTCGCGCACACACGCGCATTAATAAAGGTAGCCTCAACTACCGTAGTTATCCTATGTTGTCAAGGGTGTGCTTGTGTTTGCTTGTGTTTGCTTGTGTAGCATAAGTATGCTATAGGCTACTAACGTGGCTATAGGCAGCCACATCGGCACACACTTGTCTACTTGTGTCAACTACTGTGACTATTGACACTCATGTAGTCATGGCACTTGACTTGTGTTTACTTGTGTGTTACCTGTATCTACTGTCAAACTATTGACACCTAGGTCTACCATAGTTATCCTGTGTTGTCAAGGGTGTGACTATTGAGGCCTGAGTAGTCACAAGATGACACAAGTGCTTGGTTGAGTCATTTGGTGACCGCTGAGTCACAAGGGGGACGGGGGCGTGGGGCTATCTTGTGATAACTGTGGTAGCCACCTAAGCACAAAAAAGAGTCATTTTGCTTTTTGCTTGCTTGTGATAAAAGTAGTACCTTAAGTGTAATGATGATACCTTAAGTAACAAAAGTAAACTTGTGAAAACTGTAGTTAAACCTTTGATCCTTATAACCTTTAGTTCTAAGTGTATACATAAGTAAACAGTTGACATAAGCCCTTGAGTAAAAACTGTAGTTAAACCTAAGATACTAAAGAAACTACTTGACTTTTAGCTCTAAATATGGTATAATATACCTATAGTATGCTTTAGAGTCTTCAGCAGCTTACAGTTTATACTTTAAGATTAAACTAAGATATACTCTAAAGAGTCTTAAGACACTAAAGACTCTTTAAGTTTATTCTTTAATTATTAACAAAGTATATTCTAAAGACAACAAAGACTCTTAAGTACACCAAAGACACTTAAGTATACTTAAGGCTACACCTATGTCTATTACATAGAGTTTGTCATATAGTTATGTCAGCTAGCAGACTTCACATTAAAGCAAGCAAGGAAATATAAAATGCCAGTAGCAACTAGAGCAGTGAAAGACCCTTTCAAACGTACCGTCAACAAACAACAGGTTTTTGATAGAGACGGTAACCTTATACGTAAAGGTGGTAAGAGCGCACGGGAAAAAACTAAGATTGAAGCACGTAAGCGTAAAGAACGCGTTAAACCTAAAGCAGTCACCCCTAAGCGTGATGGTGCTAGCAGTGCAACGGAATGGGGCAAGACACAGGATAAACGTATTGCAGAATCCAAGAAACTACAAGCAGAACGTAAATTAAAAGCACATACAGCTTCTATGCGTGTTAAAGGTAAAGCTAAACCAACTGCTCGGTCAGCTAAGAACTCCACAGCTGCGCGGTCAGCCACTCCTAAGAAGCGTTAGTACCTGTAAGTAAACAAAGCAATCTCAAGAGAGGTAAATTGCATGTCAGACCTTAAG